ATCAAGGAACTGGCATGATCATTGGAATTTGTGGATTTATTGGCTCAGGCAAAGATACCATTGCAGACTATCTTGTGAATCTACATCACTTTCGTAGAGAAAGTTTCGCCAACACACTGAAAGATGCTGTGGCACAGGTATTTGGCTGGGACAGAACCATGCTGGAAGGGCGCACAAAAATGGCCCGTGAGTGGCGTGAACAAGTTGATCCTTGGTGGGCAGAACGACTGGGCATACCACAATTGACCCCACGTTGGATCCTGCAACAGTGGGGCACAGAAGTATGCCGCAAGAACTTTCATGATGACATCTGGATTGCCAGTTTGGAAAACAAACTGCGCAATTCAAAAGATGATGTGGTCATAAGCGATTGTAGATTTCCCAATGAAATCCGTGCAATTAAACAATCAGGTGGACTGGTGGTGCGTGTGGTGCGCGGTCCCGAACCTGAGTGGTACGATGCGGCTGTGAGTCGTAATCGTGGGCCCGACGGCAATTCAACATGGTCACTCAGCGGGCGCCGACTGGCACAGTTGGGAGTACATGACTCAGAAACTGCTTGGGTGGGCACTCAATTTGATGTGGTACTAGACAACAACGGTACTTTGGACGACTTATACCAGCAGGTCAAACGTCTGGTTCGAGATCACCCGCCCGCCAAGTAACTTCAGTCTTGGCTATTTCTTCTACACAGTTACGGCAAACTGTTCGTAGATTCCTTAAAGTAGCATTGTTAAGATCACCATCAATGTGATATACCAACAACTGACTGGCAAATCTTGCTCGAAACCCGCATCTATCACATGCGGGTTTTTTCTTGTATCCTGAGGATTTCCAGCGTGGTTCTCTAGGTTTGATTCCTCGACCCTTGCGCTGACAAGTTTCACACCTACTGCGATAGTGTGTGACATCTTCCCGGATGTAGTTCACAGCACAGGGGCGTTGATTGCAAGCTGGACAAATGGGTCTCATCAGGTATTTAGTACCCGGACCTTTGTCAAAGGGCGGCGTAAACTGGGTTTTTTTGAGTATGCCAATAAATATCCATAACTTGAAAAGGAATCAACCATGGCACTATTATCACCAGGTGTAGAAGTAACAGTAATTGACGAAAGTCAATACATCCCTTCTGCTGTAAACACAGTACCCTATTTTTTGATCGCCACAGCTCAGAACAAAGCTGATGCAGCTGGCATTGGCGTTGCGGCCGGCACAACTGCTGCCAACGCAAACAAAACTCGTCTCATTACCAGTCAACGAGATTTGGCAGCAACTTACGGCGTACCGTTCTTCTACAACACCACAACTGGCACTCCTATCAATGGCTACGAACTCAACGAGTATGGGCTATTGGCAGCGTACTCAGCATTGGGTATCACAAACCGTGCCTATGTGCAACGTGTTGACATTGACCTTACTGAATTAACTGCCAGTTTGAGTCGTCCCACCGGCGATGCCGACAACGGCACTTATTGGTTAGATACCAGTACTACATTGTGGGGAGTATTTGAGTGGAATCAGACCACTGCAACATTTACCAATCAAGTGCCCATTGTGCTCACAGACACAGCAGATGTGGTTGATTATGACAATGATGATTATACTCCTTTGGAGACCATTGGCAGTATTGGTGATTATGCCGTCAGTGCAGTGGCACTCTCTACGCCCATGTACTACAAAAATCTAGAAAACAACTGGGAGTTGGTTGGCAGCGACGATTGGAAATTGTCATGGCCCACCATACAAGGTTCAGTAAGCAATCCCACACTGACTGTTGGTAGTAATATGTACATCAACGGTAACTTGGTTACAGTTCCTGCTGGTGGAACAGTCAGCGCATTTGTAACACAAATCAACGCTGCATTGCCATATGCCACATACGGGTTTTTTACCTCGGCAGTTGATGGCAAGCTGACCTTTTACGCAGATTCAACTGCCACCAACGATGGCTCCAGTGCCAGTGGCGGTGTTCTCAGTATTCAGGCTGGTCCCACTGGCGGTACGGCACTGTTGACAGCCTTGGGAATCAGCGCAATTGAATATTTTGCTCCTGAGTACTTCCCAGGTTATAGCTATCAAGCCCCACGCTGGAGAACATCTGACACTGTGCCACATCCTACCGGAAGTGTCTGGCAGAATCTCAGTGCTGCCAACAATGGACTGAGTTTAAAAATTAAAAAATACAATTCAGCATTAGATCAGTGGGTGCCACAAACCACTAATGCATACTCAGATGATGTTATTGCTATCAATGCCATTGATCCAACTGGCGGCGGAAAAAATATTCCAGTTGGCACAACCTACGCTCAGTACAACGCATCAGCGGTGACTGTGGATCCTTCAAGCTCGTTTCTAATATTAGAACGAGTTCGTCTAGGGGCAACAATTGTCACTGGCGATATATTGAATCCAACTTTTACCAACGGAGACGCTTTTACAATTGCTGCATCACAAGCCGGAGAGGAAACAATTATTTCTGGAACAGTGACATTGACTGGTACTACGCCAGCAGCATTTATTAGTGCGGTAAGTGCTGCCAACATTCCGTTTGTGAGTGCCAGTCTCAACAGTGCCGGCGCTTTGGTGTTTACTCACAGTCAAGGCGGTGTAATAGCTGTTGCGGACATAGGTGGTGACACTGCAATTGCTGATGCTGGGTTCACAGACGCAACTCTGTATGTTCGACCTGATTCATTAACAGCAGGCGCATTGGTATTGAGTAATTGGGTAACCAGTCCAGAATTTACATACACTGTCAGTTCAACCACACCTGATCAAAATCCAGCAGATGGACGTTTGTGGTATTACAGCAGTGTGAGTGATGTGGACATCATGATTCAAGAAAACGGTGCTTGGCTTGGCTATCAAAATGTCACCAACGATACACGTGGTTTTGATTTGAGTTTGACCAATGCATCGGGCCCAATCATTGCTGCTTCAGCACCCACAACACAAAACAATGTAGCAGAAAGCCCGCTGCAACTTGGTGATTTGTGGATTGATACCAGCGATTTAGAAAACTATCCATTGCTGTATCGTTGGGAACAAGTCAACGGTTTGGAACAGTGGGTACAGGTAGACACCACCGATCAAATCAGTTCAAATGGTATACTTTTTGCTGATGCTCGTTGGGGAGACAGCGGCGCAATTGATCCAGTTGCTGATGCGATTCCCACTATAGAAAGTTTGTTGACCAGCAATCACCTGGACTTGGATGCACCTGATCCTGCGCTGTACCCCCAAGGTATGTTGTTGTTCAACACACGCCGTAGTGGTTATAATGTCAAAGCATTTACAACCAATTACTTCACATCAGGCAATTATCCTGATGCCGGTGCTTACAACCCTGCAGCTCCTACAAACAATGCTAACTTGCCCAAATACAGTTACACCTGGGTCACTGCGTCAGGCAACAAAACCAATGGCAGCATGTATTCTGGACGACAGGCACAAAGAGCACTGATCATACAAGCAATGAAGAGTGGCATTGACACCAACCTGCAAGCCAGAGAAGAACAAAATCAATTCAATCTTATTGCTGCGCCCGGTTATCCTGAACTGCTGACCAATTTGGTAGCACTCAGCAATGAACGTGCCAATACACTGTTCTGCATTGGAGACACCCCAATGAGACTGAATGACAATGGCACAGATCTTGCAACCTATGCCACCAACAATGGCGGACTTGGATTGCCAACTGAAGATGGATTGACAGTAGGCAGTGCGTATGCTGCGGTGTTCTATCCTAGTTGTCAGACCAATGACTTGTCAGGCAACACTGTGGTGGCACCATCCAGCCACATGATGGTCCGCACCATACTGCGCAGTGATGCTGTGAGTTATCCATGGTTGGCACCAGCAGGCACACGCCGTGGTGTGGTTGACAATGCCAGTGCAATTGGCTACATTAATGCTGCCACCGGCGAGTTTGTACAAATTGCTGTGAGTCAAGGCCTGCGCGATGTGTTGTATCAAAACAATATCAATCCCATTACCTTTATTCCTGGTATTGGCATCACCAACTTTGGTAACAAAACACGTCAAGGTCTGACCACAGCCCTGGATCGTATCAACGTTGCTAGACTGGTAGCATTCTTGCGTGGTCGACTAGAAGAAATTGGCAAACTGTACTTGTTTGAACCCAATGATCAGATCACTCGCAATGAAATCACCAACACTGTCAACAGCCTAATGATTGACTTGATTGCCAAACGTGCTATCTATGACTACTTGGTTGTTTGCGATTTGAGCAACAATACTCCTTCACGCATTGACGCAAATGAGTTGTGGGTTGATGTTGCTATAGAACCAGTAAAAGCAGTGGAGTTTATTTACATTCCGTTGCGTATCAAGAACACCGGTGAAATTTCAGGTGGAAGTGCAGCAGCATGATGAAACTGGAGGCCTTTTATCAGGCCTCCATTTCAGGTAAATAAACACAACAGGAGAAATAACAAATGGCAGTTTCATCATTACAGAGAATGACAGTACCCTTGGCAAGTGACCAAAGCTCGCCCACACAAGGTCTGTTGATGCCCAAACTCAAATATCGCTTTAGAGTGATGTTTGAAAACTTTGGTGTAAGCACACCACGAACCGAATTAACCAAACAAGTTGTAAGCATAGGTCGTCCTAATTTGACCTTTGAAGAAATACCGCTACCAATTTACAATTCAACATTGAAATTAGCCGGACGCCACTCCTGGGCAGATATCACATGCTCAGTGCGCGATGATGCTTCGGGTGCTGTGAGCCGATTGATCGGTGAACAACTACAGAAACAAATGGACTTTTTGGAAATGAGTTCAGCTTCTGCTGGCATTGACTATAAGTTTTTGACCAAGGTAGAAGTGTTGGATGGTGGCAATGGTGCCAATGAACCAGTGGTGTTAGAAACCTGGGAACTGTATGGGTGTTACTTGAAAGCTGCCAACTATGGTGATCTCAATTACGGCACCAACGAAGCAGTCACAATTGAATTGAGCATTGCCTATGACAACGCCAACCAAACCCCTGAAGGCACTGGTGTTGGTACTGAAATTGGTAGAACTTTAGGTGATGTGGTAACCGGCGCAGGCGTCTAAACATGCCATCATTTGGCCAGGACTTTTTAAAAGGGTTCTTAGGTAACAACAGCTTGCGTGATTACCAACACGCAAGCCGTACGTTTACCACCAATGCCTACGAATTAAAACCTCGATTCAAGTTTCTCTTTCATGTCAGCTTTACTGTAAACTCACAATTGATTGACGCAGTGCGTGGGCCATTTGGTCCTGAGGACGTGACCAGTTTGAGTTACATTGTCAAAACCGTGGACTAGCCCAAGTACAACATTGACACTGAAACACTGAATCAATACAATCGCAAACGTGTGATTCAGAAAAAAATCAATTATGATCCGGTAAGCATTGTGTTTCACGATGACGGCGGAGATGTGTCGCGTAACATGTGGTACAACTACATGGCATACTATTACAAAGATGCGTCACAACAATATCTAGCACCCAACAACACCAACGGCAGTACTGGACCCAGCGCCAATCGTCAAGCTGGATTTGGATACAATGACCGAGACATCTACACAGACAAACGTCAAGTCAATGACTGGGGCTATATTGGTGAAGCCTACAACGATGGCACCAGCTCAACATCAGGTAAAATACCATTTTTTAGAGACATCAGAATCTATGGCATGGACCAACACAAGTTTGCCGAGTATGTGCTGATCAATCCGGTTATTACCAATTGGAATCATGATCAGTATGACTATGCACAAGGTGGTGGCATCATGCAAAATTCAATGACCATTGCTTATGAAACTGTGAAATATTACAGCGGTGCAGTGGGCAAACCCACACAAGGCGGCGATGCCAATGTACAAGGATTTGCTGATGCTGCACACTACGATACCACACGCAGTCCACTGACAAGACCTGGTGGCACAGCCACAGTGTTTGGTCAAGGCGGATTGTTGGATTCTGGTATTGGCATATTAGAAGATCTGCAAAGTGGCAGTGTGCTGGGGCTAATTGGTGCAGCACAAACAGCTGGACGTACTTACAATACATTCAAAGGCAAGAACTTGGCGGCCATTACAAAGAGCGAGTCATTGGCTCTAGGCAAAAACTCAGTGGTTCAGGCCTTACCGGGTGCCACGAAATCAGCGGCCAATCGAGCCGACGGTTGGATATTTCCACAAGCACAAGCACAACGCCAACAAGCGGCACAAGCCCAAGGTAGA